CAACTCAAACTTCTAATCCGTTTTGCCCGGTGGCTACTACCCCGCTGGCTTTCAAAAATAAAATATCTGAAATTAAAATCTATGCGGATAAACTAAAAACTTCTAAAAATCAGGTGTCCAAAATAGAAAGAACACTAAGCGATGGAACAATTGCCATCAAAAAATATGGTGTGTGGGTTATGAAGTCAGACCCCAATGTAAAAATAGACCTAAAGTATTTTCCAGAACTTCAAGATTTTTCTCCCAAAAATAATAACCCCAAAATTATTGAGGTTGAGACCTCTTGACAAGAAAAAAAATGTATGCTATACTGCCATTAGAAAGTAAAAACTGGTCATCCGTCGGTAGATAATTCTAAGGGGGGACTGATAGAATGACTGGTTATACTATAAAAGAGGGGATGAAACCATTAAGGGGGGGGTAGGAAAGCAAAAAAACTTAATTAATTTAACATTTTTAACATTATGCGACATAGCAAAAACTATATGGAAAACACTAAAAAATGTGAAACCTTAGAGGAAAACTTAGCTAATTATACTAACATATTAAACCAATATTGTGCGACATTAGACAAATTCACCAAAGAATATAAGGAACAATCTAGGCTTATATGTAAATCTTTAAAAAACACTATTAAATTCTTAAAAAACTAATTTATTAACTTAATTTAATTAAAAAATATGAAATTAAAATCAATCAAGTGTCCAAAATGTTCAGCTCTAATCACCGACCCCAACGAAATTGACTTTGTCCTTTATAATAATTGCTGTTTCATCTGCGACCATCATACCGTCTGGGACGATATGACCCAAGAAGATATAGACGCTCACCGAGAAGAATTAGAAGAAAACGAATAAGTTAAAAAATATGGAAAATAAATTACAAAAAATAGTAAATCAATACATAGAGGAAACTAACCAACAGCTTGAAGTCATTAATATTATGACCGAAGAAATTAAAAAAACTCAAAAGAAAATTGTTAATATGTTGGAAGACTTGATAACTTTAACTTACGAAGAAAAAGAAAAAGAAATAAAAAAAGTATTAACAAAATCAAAAAATCAATAAAAAAATTATATGAACAAACAAAAAATAATTGAGCTATTAAATAATTGTGAACATTCAGAACAATTTGCCAGTTATATTATAAAATTAGAAAACGAAAAAGATAGCTCTGGAAAGCTTAAAAATACTTGGCTAGCCAACAGAACCGAAGAAGAAATGGCAGAATTATTCCGCCGGGTAGCAGAAGATGGACTAGTGTTTGACGGCAAGCATATTACACTTCAACCAACCGGCATTAGTTATGACTATATAGCTTATAAAAATAAAATGCTATTAGCTTATCCAGAAAGCCAAATAGATGTATCACTAGTATATGAGGGGGACGATTTTCAAGTGGCTAAAGAAAGTGGTAGTGTCATCTATCATCATAATATCAAAGAGCCATTTAATCGCAAAGAAGAAAACATTATCGGCGGTTATTGTGTGATAAAAAATAAACGAGGAGAGTTTTTAACTTTATTGAGCAGGGAAGAAATAGAAAAACATAGAAAGACAGCCAAGACAGATTATATCTGGCGGCAATGGTTTATGGAGATGGCGCTAAAAACCATTATCAAGAAGGCAGTTAAACAACACTTTTCTGATGTTTTTGAAAAGATTGAAGATAACGATAATGAAAATTATAGTCTAGATAATCCTTTAGATTTAGAGTTAAAAACCAAACAAGAAATAGATGAAATTACTACCCTTGAAGACTTAAAAAAATACTATGAAAAAAATAAAGGGCAGGGCAGTGCTTTTGACGAATACATAGCTATTCGGAAAAATCAACTAACTCAACAAGTATGATTATTCACGATGATATTATTCAACAAAGCGAAGAGTGGTATAAAATAAGAAGGGGAAAAATAACTGCCTCTCACGCTACCGCCATAGCTAATTGTGGTAAAGGACTAGACAATTATATTTTAGAAGTAATGGCTGACTATTTTTCTTGTGCGGAAAAAGAACAATTTTCTAACAAGCACACAGAAAGGGGAAATAAGTTAGAACCCATTGCCAGAAGTATCTACGAAATAGAAACGGGCAATCAGGTAAAACAGGTGGGCTTCATTGAATATAATGACTATGTTGGTTGTAGTCCAGATGGACTAGTTGAAGACGACGGGGGAATAGAAATCAAGTGCCCGGACGACAAAGAATACTTTAAGATTTTATTAGAAAAAGAAAATGCGATTAGCAGTGATTATATATGGCAAGTGCAGATGAACCTATTGATAACCAATAGAAAGTGGTGGGACTTAATTTTTTACAACCCCAATTACAAACAGACAATAATTGTGTTCAGGATTTATCCAGATGAAGAAGCCCAAAAAAAACTAAAACAAGGCTTTATAATAGCCGAAAAAAAGATTAAAAATATAATTAAACAATTTGAATAAAACATATGTTCAATCAAGTAATTTTAATCGGGCGTCTAATAAAAGATGCCGAAGTAAGAGAAATAGCCAATGGCAAGTTAGTTGCTAACGCCACACTAGTAACCAATAAAAAGTTCAAAAACAAAGATGGTGAAATAGAAGAAAAGTCAGAATTCCACAATCTGGTTGTCTGGAACGGAGCTTCAGCTTTTTCCACCTATACCCAAAAGGGTTCACTAGTATTTATTAGGGGAGAATTAACAACTCGTAGTTGGGAGAAAAACGGAGCTAAACAATACCGCACAGAAGTAGTGGTCAATGAATTTAAGTTTCTAGATAAAAAACAAGAACAGCCGGCAGATAATGTGGATATTGAGCAAGTGAAAAAAGTTTTTAGTGATAGCACCTCATTTAATCAAGAAGAGCCAATAAAAATAGACAACATACCATTTTAATTATTATGAAACTAAATAAAATATATCAAGGAGATTGTTTAGAGGTAATGAAATCAATACCAGATAAAAGTATTGATATGATTTTGTGCGACCTCCCTTATGGAACTACCGCTTGTAAATGGGATACCGTTATTCCTTTTGAACCTTTATGGGAACAGTATAAGAGAATAATCAAAGACAACAGGGCGATTGTGCTGACAGCTTCACAACCATTTACGAGTGCTTTGGTGATGAGTAATCCTGATATGTTTAAGTATGAATGGATATGGGAAAAAAATGCAGGAAGTAATTTTGCAACACTAAAATATCAACCAATGAAAGAACACGAAAACATACTTGTTTTTAGTAAATCAACAACAAAATATAATCCAATAATGCAAGAGAGAGCAGAGAGTGGAAAATCAAGAGTAAAAACCCCAATAAAATATGATAGATACCAAGACGGAGGAGTTTATGGTAATGCCTGTCAAGAAGTTCAATCAGTAATAAGACCAGATTTGAGATATCCAAGAAGTATTCAAAAGTTTAATCGTGAAAGAGGACTCCACCCCACTCAAAAACCAGTAGCCCTATTTGAATACCTAATTAAAACCTACACCAACGAAGGAGACCTTGTTTTAGATAATTGTGCTGGAAGTGGAACAACAGGAGTAGCTTGTAAAAATACTAACAGAAACTTTATCTTAATAGAACAAGACGAAAACTATTGTAAAATAGCCAGTGAAAGAACTGGTGTAGATATTATTAAATAACTAATCATATGGAATCAATAAGAGAATTATGGAAACAATTTTATCTAAAAGAACAAAACAAATTAAGACCAGTTATAATTCACTTCCAGAGCTAGAAGATATTTATTGTAAGTTGGGCTATGATTATGGACTAATTAGTGATGAGCTAATTGAAAGTCTAAAAGAAAACCAGTCGGTCAAAAAGAAAATTAAAGAAAACACCGATATTAAAAGTATGGCAGAGTTCAATCGTGAATATGAATTAACTCCTGAATATCTAATCTTAAAATCTTATAAATATCAATTAAAGGCACTTGAACGCCTAATGTCTGGACTTAAGGTCAGAATAGAGGGCTTGCGGTCAGAGGCTAGGGGTGGTGCGTAAAAATATATGGCAGACAAAGAAAAAATAAAGGATATGTTTTATAAGGGGGCAACTCTGGAAAAAATAGCTCGGGAACAACAAATTACCAGAGAAAGAGTAAGGCAAATCCTAAATCAGCTA